GAAGTTCAGTCAAGGCAGATCCAAGAACAGAACGCGCAACTTGCCGCTAGACTTGAACGACTTGAGAAAGGATCTCAGCAAAGTTCTGAGAATGCCTTTAACCAGAGATACGCACAAACTAAGGAAGCTCTAAAGAAAGCTATCGAGGAGGGAGACACTGACGCTCAGTTAGATTTCTCAGAACAAATAGCTGACTACCGTGCGGCAATGCGTGTATCTGAAATGCAGAGAAATCAAAGAGCGCAACAGGAAACTGCATCTCCAACTGTAGGTCGAGCGCAACAAGCGGCTCAAAACCCAGCACCTCAAAAAGCAATGCAGTGGTGGGAGAGAAATAACTGGTTTAACGGTCAGGGATACGAGCGAGAAACTGCGGCCGCAAGAGCCATTGATGTCCAATTAGACATTGAAGGATTTGATAAAGATTCAGATGATTATTATGATCAGTTAAATAATCGTTTACATAATGTATTTCCTGAGTTAGTTTCAGGATCAAGTCCAAGTAACACGAAGAGAACAAAAAGTAGATCACCAGTCGCGCCCTCTACAGGCGGTTCTCCAAACTACAAGGGCAACAGGGTTCGCTTGACTAAGCAACAACTCAGTGCGGCTAGAGAAGTTGGAATAACAACTGAGGATGGTTTAAAACGCTACGCCTCAGAAATTAGAAAACTTGAAAGGAGCTAAATTATGACTGAAGCAAGAAATGTTCGCGCAAGTGAGACCCGTGATTCTGTTAGGTCGGAGCAATCTCGCCCCGATACAACATGGTCACCACCAGCATTGTTGGATGCACCAAAGGCTCGTCCTGGTTACGTTCAACGATGGATAACCACCTCGATTCTGGGGAAAGAAACACAAGACAACGTATACAAACGTATGCGAGAAGGATGGACACCACGCCCAGCAGATACCGTAAAAGATGATTCACTCTTTTCGACTATTAACCACGGACAGTGGGCAGGATCAATTGGAGTTGAAGGCATGTTGCTATGTGAAATGCCTATCGAGAAAAAGGAAGCCCAAAGGGCTTACTATGAAGGTAGGAATGCAGAGCAAAATGAATCAGTTGTAGGAGAGCTTGACGCGCTAGGCAGGAACAATGGACAACCAATCTTTCAAGAAAGGAAGTCTTCATCGAGCCGTGGCAGACCCTCGTCTGCTATGGATGATTAAAATTAAACTCTAAAGGAGAGAAAATATGGCTAATGCAGATGCCGCATTTGGGTTCGTCCCAACTCGCCACATGAGTGGTAATGCACCACGGACTAACAAGTATACTTGTGCAAGTGAACTAGCAGAGAACATCTTTAAAGGTGATCTTTGTATTGTCATTAGTACAGGCTTGATAACTCCACATACAGCAACAGAGGTCAATAATATTGGTGTCTTTGATGGTGTAAGCTATACCGCAAGTGATGGCTCATACGTTTACAGTGAATACTGGCCTTCAGGCACAGCCGCCACAGATATAATTATTTATATCTATGACGACCCGTACACTGTATTCAAAGTTCAATCAGCAGGTACTACTGCACAAACAAATATCGGAAATTGTGCCGATGTTGTCGCAGGAGCAGGTTCGGCCGTATCAGGTCATTCTGGGTTTGAAATTAGTGGAACTATGGCCGCAGGTACAGCTACTTGTAAGATCATGGCTCTTTACGATGCACCAGAAAATACTTTTGGTGCGAATGCTGTCATGGAAGTGCTAATAAACGAGCATCTCCTAAAACAGACCGCAGGTATATAGAAAGGGTATAGAAAATGGCTATGAATAGAGCAAGTTTTGCTAAAATGCTAGAACCAGGTCTTAATACCTTGTTTGGCTTAGAGTACGATAGTTATCCCCCTGAGTGGACAGACGTTTTTTCCAGCAACACAAGTAGTAAAGCATTTGAAGAAGATGTGTTATTACAAGGTTTTGGAAATGCGCCTACCAAAAATGAGGGTAGCTCAATATCATACGATGACGCTGGACAGCAATGGACAGCACGCTATCAACATGAAACAATCGCTTTGGCTTTCGCTATTACGGAAGAAGCCGAAGAGGACGGCCAATATGGAAGTCTTGCTTCACGTTACACTAAGGCACTAGCCCGTTCTATGGCTTCCACTAAGGAGCTAAAAGCGGCTAACGTCCTTAACTTTTCACAAACGGCAGGATACACAGGCGGTGACGGGATTGTACTTTTAAGTGCATCACACCCATCTCGCATTGGTACTCAGTCTAATGTGTTAGGTACAGCGGCTGATTTGTCTGAAACATCACTTGAGTCAATTCTTATCAATATTGCTGATATGAAAGATGATCGTGGGCTTAGAATTGCGGCACAAGGTAAGACGTTGGTAATTCCAACTGCTTATACTTTTGTTGCGGATCGTATCCTACAGTCCAATCTTCAAAACGACACAGCAAACAACGCTATTAACGCGATGAAAAACAACGGGTACTTACCTGGCGGTTCACACGTTATGCGTCGATTGACAGACTCTGATGGATGGTTTGTGACAACTGATGTTCCAGATGGACTGAAGATGTTCCAAAGATCGCCTATGAAAAAAGGCATGGAAGGTGACTTCGAAACTGGAAATGTTCGTTATAAAGTTCGTGAGAGATACTCTTTCGGTTGGACTGACTGGCGTGGCGTTTTTGGTTCTCAAGGAGCGTAATATAATAATTTGAAGGAGGGTTCGCCCTCCTTCATACCTTAACAATCACATGATGTGATTGACATTTGCCAAGATAAGGAGATTTACATGGCTAATACAACATTTAATGGAATAGTGCGTTCCACTTCTGGTTTCTCTGACATCACTAAAGATTCAGTCGGAAACATAACAACTAATTCAACATATTCTGAAGATGCTTCTGTCGGTGGTAATGCTACAGTAGCAGGTAACCTTACAGTAGCAGGGTCTGTCTTTTCTGGCGGAATTCCCACTTTAAAAGGTCTAACTGCAACGGCTAAAGCCACAGGAGCAACTATTTCTTATGTTGCTGGAATTAATGTCAACCCATTTACTGGGGGCGCACAACAGATCACTACTCTTCCAGCGGCCACAGTAGGTGTTGTGTGTGTACACGCTCAATCAGTAGACACTACTGGCGGTACTGCCTTTTTGAGCTTTGATTGTGCTGGCAGTGATGCTTATGAAACAGGCAGTATAATAGAAAGTCGTGCAAGTTCCGCAGTTACGTTTGACGCTTCTGGTGCTGGGGAGACTTTGTTAAAGTTCACTCCTGCAAACGCGACAACAAATTTGATGAGCATTGGTTCTTACATCTACTTCACTTGTACAACAACAGGTTTGTGGAATGTCTCGTATAACTTCCAACATCTTGGTGCTGGGACTACTGGTGCGTTTGCTTTTGCCACCTAATGTTTAATTAGGCAGGGGGAAACCCCTGCCACTTTTATAAAGGAGATCAAAATGGAATCAGATGTAGTCCCAGTCATTATTAGTGATGAGGTAGCCCTCGACGCAGATGGTATTTCAACAGCGACTTCCGTTGGTAACAACGCGGCTCTAGTAATTGGCGGTGCTTTAGCTTCTGGTGGAAGTGTTACAAATGCCTCTGGAAGACAGGTAACAATATTATCAGCAGGAAATGATTCTTCAAAATCATTTAATGTAGTCGGTACAGATGTAAATGGTGCGGCCCTTACAGAGAGTGTCACTGGAGCAAATGCAGGCACAGCAACAAGTTCAGGTTATTTTAAAACTATTGCCAGTATAACAGCCGTTGGCAACCCAGCAGGAAACGTATCGGCAGGAATTAACAATAATGCTTTAGGAGTAGTCTTTGCAGGAAGACGTAGATTAAAAGGACTTTCAGTTTACTCTGGAGGTACAGCAGGAACTCTTAATATTAGGAATGAGGGTGGTACGGGAACAGAACTTATACAGGCAAGGACAATAGGTACGGACAGTTCTTCAGAAGATCCATTCATTCCAGAAGATGGTGTTTTGTTTAAAGACGGCATTTACGTCACTTTTGTTGTTACCACTGTCGATTTGATTATGTTTTAACATGCATAGGAATTAAAATATGGCAACGTCAAACTCAAAAACATATAGACCAGATGTTGAGGAAATTATAACTGAGGCTTACGAGCGTTGTGGTATAAATCCTGAATCTCGTACAGGTGATCAGGCTTCTTCTGCAAGGAGGAGTTTGAACCTGTTGTTTTCTGAGTGGTCTAACAGAGGTATAAACTATTGGACAGTCACGAATACAACTTTGACTTTAGTTAAAGACCAGACTACGCCATATACTTTACCAGTTGG